CCCATTCGGGGATCGTGATGGCCTCTCGCTTCAACTCCGCCTTGGCTAGAATCTGGTCGCGTGTCAGCATGGACTCTCCTATCCTTGTGTGCCCCACGTCACGGGGCCGGTGATCTTGATCTTGCTCGACGCGGAGACAGCACCGTCCAGCGGCGTACCCAACTTGAAGGACTGGACGATGCCCAGGAAGCCGAGTTGCTTCTTGCCTGTCCCGCCGGCCAAGTTGATGTACATCTGCGTCGCCGCCCCGCCGACAAGGGCGCGATAGACTTCCTGCTCGGTTGCGGCGGAGTAGAGCATTTCCACTCCGATCTCGCCTTCATCGACGTAGGTAGCGATGTGCTCGGCCTTCGTCGAATCGTGGCTTGTCACTTCCGCCATCTTGGCCAGCGCTTCGGGCAGGTCCAGATTGCTGATCTGCTCGACTACCGTACCTGAAGTCAGAGGCGTACCCGTGCCTCCGATGTACAGTTTGGTTCCGAAACCCTTGGTTGCCGTGGTCGTCATGTCCAACTCCTAGGTTGTGTAGGTTGCAGCTTCGGTAATCTTCGCTTTGATCGTGACGCCCTGAGCGCCGTCCAGCGGAGCCGATGCCTTGAAACTCTGAATGATGGCCGCGAACGCAACGCGGGTGCCCATGCTTACGGTGTGCGTGCCGGTTCCCGCGTCCGTGATGTCTACCTTGCCCGTGTTGGCCACGGCCCCGGCGTTCGTAGTGTGCAATGTGAAGGTGTCTGCGCTTGCCCATCGAACGTAGTAGGTAACGCCGGACGACAGGCCGGCTGGCAGGTCTTCCGGGCTCCCGCTGCTGGACACACGCACGGGCTGGCCCGTTGTCATGCCGTGTGTGTTGCTCGTGCATACGTCGGTCGTTTCCGCCGTGAACGTGGCGGTCCTCACGCCGAAGTCAGGAAGGCACAGTTGATAGTTACTTGCCGTGCCGCCCAGTTTGGTGAGCATGGCGGATTGCGTGGTGTCCGCAGTCCAGTTGCCTTCCAAAGAGACTTCGCCCTCGTCAACGTAGGTTGCGATGAACTCCGCTTTGGTAGAGTCATGCGACGTAACCTCGGCCATCTTGGCAACGGCTTCTGGCGGGTCGATGGTTCGGAGTTCCGCGATGGTCAGGAACAACTCCGGGGTCGCTCCGTCGCCGTATTGAAACTGGGTCTTGAATGCGGTCTTTGCCGTGGTGGTCATATCGTCCTCACGAGTTATGCCATATCATGTAGTCTTGACCAATGCCGTACCGAGTCCGTCCGGGCTCCAGGCCGTCATCGTAGATCGTCTCTTCGTTTTCGATGAAGGAAACTTGCACCGTATGGCCAGCCGCCGTGAACCCGTTGCAAGACAATGCCAGTTTCACCAGATCGGCCAATGCCTGGGCCGCCGCCGGGGTAGTCGCCCACGATACTATCGCGTATCGGCAACGCTCCAGGTTCGCCGGGCCATCGTGAGTCGTAAGCGCCATCGTGCTTACCTTGATGTACGTGATGGCCGGCAAGGTTTCCGTCTGCGGCAACATGGCCGGGTACACCCGCGTTGCCACGATGGCTGCAATGCCCGCCGTGCCAGTCAGTTGCGAGTAGATTGCTGCGTCAAGACTCATCACGTTCTGCCAAAGTTAGACATCATTTCCGTGAAGTCCGCGGCCTCGGCACTCGCGGAGGCCCGTGCCGTTCCGGCTTGCCCTGCCGCCCACGCCTTCTCCGCACCGGCCGATACCTTCGTTGCGCTCCGCATGTGCTGGTCGATGATGCTATCGACTTGCGAGAATAGCAGGGCTACGGCTTCCGCCGCCTTCTCATCGGCCGCCTTGGTTGCGAACAACTTGCCAGCGTAGTACCTACCTGGCGAGTCGGTCGCTTGCCACTTGCGGAAGACCTTGCGGTGCTTCTTACCTCCATGTCTCTTGATGCTACTATGCAGAAATCCCCATTCCAGGAACCCGGCATAGAACCAGTCTCCAGCGAACCACCCGCCCTTTGGAGAGATTTCAACATGCAATCCTTCACTGTCAAGCCATGTCTTACTGACCTCGATATTCCAAGTGAAACTGTTACCGTGGCGATGCCCGTAGATGCGCCGTGCATTCTGTGTCGCCGCAAGTGCGATAGGCTGCGCGGCGCGCTCCAGCACCGTACGCGCCACCTGCTCGCGGACCTTGAATGGAAGTGCCGCGAGTTTCGCTTGAAACTCCGCGAGCCCTTCAATCCTGATTGGTGAGACTATCGCCACTACAAGACTTCCTTGCAGAGAAACTGCAACTCGATGTTCCGTTCGCCTGGATTCACGATCCCGTTGATTTCGTACACGCGCGTTCCAAAGAGAATCCTGTCCTTGGTAGTCACGCCGGACAAATACCGAGTCCGAATATGCACCGTGCTTTCGCTCTGCGCCTGCTGCGCTGCAACCAGTTCCCTACCTTGCAACGGCAGGACCATCGCCCAGACTGTCGCTAAGGTTCCCCATGTCTTCACGGGGTATCCCGTGGCGTCTTGGGCACTCGTCGCCGTTTGGATCGTCACGCGATGGCGGAGTTTGCCGGCTTCCATCACACGGCCTCCACAACAGCCTCAATGCCAATCAGGGATTCAATCGCCAGGGGGACCGGGGCCTTGACGCCTACCGTATCGCCGATGGCTTCCCGATTCTCGTACCAGTGCGCCACGAGCATCTTGATTGCCGTCTTGATAGTTTCCGGCACGTCACTTGCCGCCGCTCCGTACCCGGCAACGTAGGTCAGCGTGACGGCATTCCGCTGGTCGCGGATCGTGGGCCACGAGTACGAGTATGATTCATAGAGTCGGCCCGGCGTCGCCGTGGTATCCACGGTGTAGTAGGACGATGAAAGAGTCTGGTTCGTCCCGTTGGCGTCCACGTAGACAATCGAGGTCACGGACACGAGAGGCGAGTACACAGGCCGGAATAGGAATTGCCAATCGTCAAACTTCTCCACCACCGTCTGGCTAATGAAGCAACGGCGCATCCGGCGCTCCAGGTAGCGACGGGCGGCGGTGATGTAGGTTGCGATCAGGTCATCGTCGTCCGACGTGTCTATCCTGGCATGTGCCTTGATATCGGCCGTGGTGACGGGATCGTACCCGCTTCCGCTGGACGGTGTTCCTGTGACGATCTCTGTCATGGCGCTGTCACCGTAATGGTTTTGGGGTTCGTGAAGGTGATTCCGTCCTTACGGAACCAAACGTAGTAGGTTCCGGCGTTCAGCATGAAGGGCTGTGCAACCTTTCCTTGCGATGTGGTAGTTTGGACTCCGGTGTACATGCTCTTGCCCGACACGTCCGTTGTGATTTTGACTTCAACTCCCTGCATTGGGATATTGGGGTCGCCGTAGTAGCATACGGTATCGGAGTTGGGGTCACGCGGGTACGGACCTGTCCCAAACAGTTTCTTGGCCAGAGCGTTGGCGTCCAAGACCACGTTCGGGTCAACCATTACGGTAATCGTGCCGCCCACCGCAGCAATGTTCGCCGCGCTTCGCGTATCGTTGGCGTCTGCGATGCCTCCCGGCTGGAGGTACGTCTTGACCCAGTTGGCGTCGGGGTCTTGTGCCGTTGCGGTCAGCGTCCGCGTCGCTGCCGCCCAGACGAGCGTGGCCGGGTCCTGCCCAGCCGCGTAACCGCCCACGGTGACGTTGCCGGCCTGCATGGGGCTTCCGATGGCGACGTAGCCGCTCGTGGCGAGCCGGCTGGCAGTGTTCGCGTCCAGCATCGCCAGCGCCCGCAGCCAGGCCGCGTAGGAGTTTCCGTCGGCGATCTTCACCCCCGCCGTCACGCTGCCGACGCTGCCCGACAGGCTTCCGGTGATGTCCACGGTCCACGCGGTGACAGGCGCAAGGCTCCCCACCGTGATCTGCCCGCTGGCGTTCGTGGCCAGCGCGTAGGCCCCGCCCGTCACCTGGGCCTGGGTCAGCGTGCTGCGAGTCAGGATCACCGCGATCTCGTTGGCCTCCGTCGTGGCGGCCTTGGTTGCCACGCCCGCAATCGCCGTACCGTTGGTCGCAATCAGCGCCGCCAGCCCCGCGAAGTTCGCGTCGCGGTCGACGCAGACCCAGTAGACGTTCTGCGTCGTGTACGTCGCCGGGTAGTTGGCGTCGATGATGAGCGAGCCAAGGGTGTCCGTGTCGGTAACGTTGCCGTCCAACCGGTAGTAGCCCTTGCCGATCTCAAAGGGCGTGCCCGCCGAGATTGCAAACGCTCCGCCGTTTTTGGACAGATACGGTTTGACCGCCAACCCCGTCATCGGGAAGCCGTTGGCGTCGCTGACGAAAAACGTCACTGGCTTGCTCGTGCCCTGGTCGATGTTCTCCGCCAGCAGCGCGGCTGCAAAGGTCAGCGCAACTGCGGCCAGTATGGCGATTCGCTTAGCCACGTCGTCTCCTATGCAGTAGCAAGGGCTTCGTCCCGCCCCCCGCCGGGGGCTCACCGCCCGTCCATTCAACTGTCAACTCCGGTCGGTACGCCGCCGTTGCGTGAAGGTGACCGGCAAACTGCTTCGTCTGGTTGTTGTCGCTCTCGGCCCCCTTCACGAGGAGACCGTAGTTGTTAATCGTGCCGTCAATCCATCCCTGGACAACGGCGATCAGGTTCTCGCCGCTGAAGGGAATCTCCGTATTCGCGGCCGCCGTGACTGTGGCATCCGCAAAGGCCGTCGCCTCGCGGTCTGACCCCTCGCCACCGGCCCCGGCTGCTGTCCAGTCTGTGGGGCTGGCTTGGTCGTTCCACGATGGTTCTCCCGCTGACGCGGGCGCATGGTCGGCCGCCACGTTTGCCCACGCCTTCAACATCTGGTATAGGAAGTGGTCCGCGTCGGTTGCGTTGGTCTCCGCGATGTAGGTCAGTGTGAGCGTGGCACCGACCACCGTGGCGTCTGCCGGAATCCCGGTAGCCACCTCGCTCAGATCGAACCTGAGCAATGGCCGATAGAGTAAGGCTGAGGTGGCGTGGCGGCCTGCCCAACATGAGGTCGGCGCGTATGAGTTGCCCGCCCCGGCGGCAATCAGCACAGCGCCGGAACACCCGTCGTACGCCGCGCTTGGCGACACGCCCTGCTGAAGCGTCTCGCGCGTGAAGTCGCTCACCGTGTCCCACGGCCCGTCCCAGTCGCCGTTGAACGCATAGTTGCCGACGCGGAACTTCTTTGCTGGGTCGTCGAGGAGGACGCGCATGTAACCGCCCACCTCGTCGTGGTAGACGACCGTGCCGCTGGCGTAGTCCGCCGCCGGAGTACCGTCCGAGTCCACCGTCTCGATGACGGTATCGCCCAGGAGGTTGCCGCTCCCGGCGCTTGAGGTGTAGAGGATTTGTCCGGCCTCAGACATTGGCTCTGCCTTGGGTTAGCCGGTGAACTTCTTCGCCGCCGCCAGGAACTCCGCCAGCGGAGCCACGAGGTCATCGTGGGCCGTCAGGTTGCTCGCGTCTTTCTTCGCGGCCGCCACGTCGGCCGCCTGCGTTGCCCGGCACCCGACGAGCGAGTTCGCCACGACCGAAGCCCGCTGGGCAAGCGAGGTGGCCTCCGCCACGAGTTGGATCAGTTTGTCGCCCATCGCGGCCGACTTTGCGATTTCAATGTCCGTAGCCATCTTCAATCTCCTGCGGCTTCCGCCGCGTTGGTTACATCACGCCCGGCGACTCACCAGGCGAGGACATCCCGCCGCCGATGCTGCCGGGCACCGCGAGGGTGTCCTTCCAGATGAAGACCATCTGGATATCGTTGTCCGCCTCAATCGTAGCAATGTTGTCGATGGTCAACGTACCGCTCAGCGTCTGCCCGCCGTCCATCGTGATTTCGCCGTCCCCGGTGATCGTAGCCTGGCCGGCAACCATGGACATTTCCGCGTCTCCGTAGATTTGGATCGTCCACGTTCCGACGATGCGGGCGTAGTACGTGGCCTGCGCCATGCCAACCAGATTGACACCGGCGATGATGCCGTTGGTGTCGTTCTGGACCTCGACAAATACAAACCGTCCCATGTCAATTCCTCGGCTGCATCTTGTAGACCGTGCCCTTTTGCGAAACCGACGAGTAGAACTGCATCGTCCTGGCAACCGTCGCCGTCACAGGCATGGTCCAGATACCCACGCCCTGTAGAACCGGACTTGCATCAGAGGCGGCCCCGGTGATCGTGACCCGGAGTTGCGGCATGTTGGAGTCGTACAGGGTGATCCCGATCCGAACGAGGTTGTCAGGCCACGAAGCCAGCGTAGCGCAGCAGTTCGCGTCCGCCAGCGAGAAACTCGTCGGCCCGAAGTTGGCCTCGTAGATTCCCGTCACCACATAGTCGCCGTTCTTGGCGGCGGTGGCGGCGGCCAGGTGATTGGGGTCGATCTGCTGCACCCAGGAGTAATCCCGGTTGCTCGCGGGGCTGATCGGGTCCCCGGCTGCCAGGTGCACGCCGATCCACGCGGCCGCGATCAGGGCCAACGCGGCGATCCACTTCATTCGTTGCTTCATCTTCTGTCTCCTGCCTATTGACGAGTGCCTATTGCCCAGTGCCTGTGTCTCGACCGCTACCACGGGTTTTCCGGCGCCCGCGTCAGCGCCAGTTTCCGATCCGTGTCCAGCCCAACCGCCATGCTCCACGTGTCCGCCGTCAAAAAAAACGTGATGGCGACGATGCGGGGGTAGCGTCCGCCCGCGCCGAGGGAATAGTCGATGCCGTCGATCTCCGTGATGCAGTCGCTGAGGGAGAGGTCCTCGTCGGGCCACTCCACGGGCAAATTCGCCTCCACCGCCTTGCACTCGGCCGCCTCCTGAAAGGCGTCGGCGATGGCCGCCAGTTCGGCGTCGGCTTCGGCCCGCGTCCGCGCGTCGGTCCAGTTGGGGTACTCCAGCACATCGCTGTTGGCGACGCGCACCTGGCCGGCAACAGCGATGTGCTGGA